CTGCGCCGAGCATACCAGACGCAATGCCCGCTGATGCTTTACGCCCCGGAATGCGGGCTGGTGAAGGAAGACTGGAGCCTGACGCTATCGGGCAGCGACCTGACGCCAAGCGGAACAGACATAACGGCCACGGGAATCGGCGGCTACGCGGACGACTACTTCACCAACGGCTTCATCATGCAGAACGACCTATACCAGCGGCTGATAACCTCGCACACCGGCAGCACCATCACCCTGCTGGAACCGCTGCCGGCGATCGACCCGACAGACAACATCCGGATATTTGCGGGCTGCGACCGTTCGTTTGCAACATGCCGGGACAAGTTCAGCAACGGCGACAACCACGGCGGCTACCTTTTCATCCCGAAGGTTAACCCGTTCGACCAGGGACTAGAGGGGTAGAAAATGGTTTGGCAAGCATACGCGATCATCTGGTTTGCAACGCTGATCCTCGGCGAGCTGCTGGCGCCGAAGCCGAAGAGCACGGTACGCCCGGCAAGCCTGGGCGACTTCCAATTCCCGACCGCCCAGGAGGGACGGCCGGTGCCGGTTTGCTGGGGAAGGAACGAGGTGCGCGGGGCGAACCTCGTCTGGTACGGCGACTACTCGGTCAACGCCATCAAGGAAAAGGTGAAGAGCGGGATATTCAGCAGCACCAAGGTCACCGTCGGATACAAGTACAGCGTGGGAATGCAATTCGTCCTTTGCATTGGGCAGGCGACGGCGCTGAAAAAAATAAAATTCGGAGAGAAGACGGTCTGGGAAGGCAGCGCGATGAACAGCGTGGTCTACGCCAACGCCCCGGCGGCTTTTGGAGGGGAAGATAGCGAAGGCGGCGTCCAGGGATACTTTGCAATCCAGGACGGCAACGCAGGGCAGGCGATCGACCCTTATCTGGAGTCGCAATTCGGCGTAGGAAATAGCCCGGCATACCGTGGCGCCACGCAGGTGGTATTTTACGGCCCGAGCGGGGCAACCCTCGGCGGCGGAGCCGCAACCGGGTACGTCGGCACAACCCCGTACATCAAAGCGCCGAGTTTCCAGATCGAGAGATTCCCGGCGAACCTTGGCGGCGGCTACGAGAACGTAAACGGCGACGCGAACCCGATAGAATGCCTGTTCGAGATCCTGAATAGCCGGATTTTTGGCTGCGGAATACCGCTGCTGCGGATCGACTCCGCCGCATTCCAGGCGGCCGCCGCAACCTGCCACGCCGAAGGAAACGGCTTCTCGATGTTGTGGGACAGGAAGAGCAAGGGCAGCGACATCGCGAAGACGATACTGGACCAGGTGGACGGGGTGCTTTACACGGACCCGGCGACCGGCAAGCTGACAATCCGGCTTGCCAGGGCGGACTACGTCCTCGGCAACCTGCCGATATTCGACCCGAGCAACGTGCTGGAGCTGGAAAACTTTAGCCGCGGCGGTTTCAGCGGCGCAACCAGCGAGGTAAGCGTCGCCTACGAAGACGCAGCCAACGACTACAAGACCCGCAGCATCACCGCGCACAACGCGGCGGTCTGGGAGGTGGAGGAATCGGTGCAGCCATACGCCGTGGACTTCCCGGGCGTCCGCACGGCACAGCTGGCGGCCGACCTTGCGACCAGGGAGCTGCGCGCACTGAGCTACACGCCAGCGAAGCTGACCATCATCACCGACCGGGACGCGCACAACGCATACCCGGGCATGCCGTTTAGATTCCAGTGGCCCGACGAAATAGGGGTGGAAGACGTCGTCATGCGCGTGACCAACGTCGGCCTCGGCGACGCGCTGGACGGGCGGATCAAGATAGACGCGATACAGGATATATTCGCGGTTGCCTCGGCCACATTCACGCTGCCAGCACCAAGCGGCTGGGTGCCGCCGATCAACACCCCGGCACCGATCGCGGACCAGCTGGCGCTCGAATCATTCTACTGGGCGAACCTGACAAGCGAGCAAGCAGACCCGGAAGCACCGAAGGCGATGTACATCGCGATGAAGCCGACGCCGGACACGCTGCGCTACACGCTACAAAGCAAGACGACAACGGAAACAGACTACATCACGGGACAGCAGGTGGTCGATTTCGGCGCGAACGGGAAGCTAACAGCGGACCTCCTGCACGACGCCGCAGACGGGACCGGAAGCATCATCGTGCAGGCGATCGCCGGCATGGAGCTGCTGACGAACGCGACGTGGTCGGAGATAAACCAGGGGAAAAACCTGTTCATGCTCGACGACGAGATAATCGGATTCGAGACGATCACGAACAACCTAGACGGGACCTACACGCTGGGGAAGCTATGGCGCGGGCTGCTTGACACAACACCGCAGGACCACAAGCTGCCGGCAGCGCACACGCACTACCGGGTAAACATCACGGCGAACCACGGGCATTTCTACCTGCTGGTGGGCGAGATGGACTACACGGACGAAAACCAGGTCAATCTGACAGACGCGCTCGGGGGAACAACCTTTTACGACGGCTACGACGAGCTAAACTACCCGAGTAAGGCGTTCGATGGCAACCAGAGTACCGCATGGGGACGGCGGGACACCGGCGGAAAGGGGCAGATCGGCTGGATTTTCCCAAGCCCGACCGTCGTCAATTATACGTGGCTGAAGCCGCGCACCGGATCCAGCGTCACGGCATACGATCAATCACCCAAGGATTTCACGCTGGACGTTTCTGACGACGGCGTGACATGGGAGACGGTCGGCCGATACGTCGACCAGAATCACTGGACGCTGAACGGCGGAGCGGACGACTACAGATTCTACCCGATGGGAAGCAACGGACTGGTTTACTTCCTCGACCAGGGCGCGGACATCATCGACCGGGCATTCACGGTAGGAGCCGTCGTGCAGATCCGGGCGGTCACGCAGACGCCGGCAGGATCGCTGGACGAAACGGCCGCGACAGTCACGACGGCATCGATGGAAGGCCGTGCGGCGAAACCATATCCGCCGGGCAACTTTACGGTAAACGGGACGCGATACCTCGGCCTCGTGGCATCCACGGGAGACATCACCATCGGCTGGAGGCACCGCGATCGCACGACAGAGCTGGCAACGATAACGAAGGATAGCGCAGCCGTGGACTACGGCCCGGAGGCCGGGCTGACATACAACCTGCGACTCAAGGACCCGCTGCTGGATGACATCCAGCTATACGAATACACCGGGCTGACAGGAACCAGCCAGGTAGTAGCGGAGCTGGCATTATTTCCGGAGTTTTTGCGCGTTCCTCTCGGGACCGGGGCGGATTTCAACGAGACAACCCTGACGCTGCATGCCAACGGCGACCAAGGCAGCTACGTGAGCGAAGTCACAGATACGATGTTTCTGGATCCAGGGAGCGGATCGGCAACCGGATCGAACTACGAGCACCCGAACATCGCGGTCACGGCTGCGCCAATCGTGATGCTTGGATTCAACCGGCTGCAAGCAGGAACATGGTACGACGACGACTTCTCTGATTCGGGCTTCATTCTTTACATCATGAACAACCCGGTAGAGAACGGCCTGCCGGTCTACATTACCGGCGCATGGAAGTACGAGCAACCCCAGGGCGCGGGACCGTACATCGCCGTCCATTTCAGGCGGACGATCGACAAGCCGGTATACCTGAGCGGCACCAGCATCACGGGCCAGAACCTAGTACAAGCGGTCGACCGGGTGCCGGGAGAGTTTGACGGCACCGCGTGGATCGAGGTGGCCATTTACAACGTCAACGGCTTTGTGGGCGTGGCCTACGCCGTGGACGGCGTGATCAAGGGACAGGTGACGACCGGGCAGGCGTGGGCTACATCGGCCTTCATGCCGATCTGGCACCTACACACATACGGCAGCAGCGGCACCGAAACCATAACGAACATGAAACTAAGCCAGGACACCTCCGGATTTCTACGGAAGCGGGAGCTAAAGTTCGAGCTTGATGCCGAGGTGGGCGGGGTGGCTTCGAAGACCATGCACATCCACACCGTGAAACGACACGTCACCATCGCGGCGCAATCGGCGCAGATAACGATAGCGGCGCAGAACGCGACGATCCTGAAACAGCCGGACATCTTCGCCGGCAGCGGAGCACTGGTGATCGCGTCCGGCAACGCCACCATAACGAAGACGCACAGCGTGACCGCCGGCGCAGGCGCCATTACCGTGGCCGCAGCCAACGCGAGCATCAGCAAGATTTAATGAAACGCGACCCATTGCTGCACTTGCCCGGAACTCCCCTGCCGGGCTTTTTTATTCCACCAGCGGGCGGCGTCGCCGTCCGTTTTACCTTCGACCTCGGCAAAAAACCCGGGAGAGAACGGACTGAGAACCTTCCCGGGAATCGTCGCAAAAAGACATAAACGGCTTGATCTGACCCAGCGTGTCGGCTATCATACAACCGTCACACAACACCCGGGAGGGCCAGAACATGACAAAACCCGTACTACTCGCGAACCGCCGTCTGCGGGACGCATTCGAGGAAGGCGCCAGGACACCAGCCGACCTGACAGCAAGCGAGAAGCTAACCATCAGCGCGGAATACCTGCGGAACGAAACGGCATCCGGAGCATTTAGCCCGGAAGCCTGGGACCTGCTGTGCGACGGGGAATCCCACGAATCCGCATGGAAGCATCTGGTCGAGGCAGCGACAGCGAAAGCACAAGTGGTCAGGAACAACACCGCCATCGGCAAAGAGATGCTGAGACGGGACCTGCCTGACCGGCTGAAGTACCAAGCAGCGGCGGTCCATTACATGGACGCACTGCTGCGCGGGGCAACAAGGGCGGCCGAGGCCATGATCGAGCAGGCGCTGGCCGAGATGGAAGACACACAGGAGGCAGAATAACCATGACACAGGAAATCACGACAACACAGCAGGGCCAGCTGCAGGAGTGGCAGACACCGCAGCAGATCCGGGCGCAGGTAAACCGGATACAGGAGGTCATGAAGGAGGTCATGAAGCCGGAGACCCACTACGGCGTCATCCCGGGCACGAAGCAGCCGACGCTATACAAGGCCGGCGCCGAGAAAATCCTGGCGACCTTCCGCATGGCGGTCGAGCCGGATATCACCGACCTGAGCACCGAGGACGAGCACCGCTACCTCGTCAAGGTCCGGCTGATTTCATCCAGCGGCATCAACCTCGGCGCGGGCGTGGGCGAGGCCAGCACCAGCGAAGAGAAGTACAAGTGGCGCCGGGCGATTTGCGACGAGGAATACGAGGACACCGAAGAGACGCACCGCCGGATCAAGTACGGCAAGTGGAAGGGCGAGGTACAGAAGACCAAGCAGGTGCGGACGAACCCCGCGGACCTTGCCAACACGGTCCTGAAGATGGCGAAAAAGCGGGCGATGATCGACGCGGTGCTGACCACCACGGCAGCCAGTGACTGCTTCACCCAGGACATCGAGGACCTGCCAGACGGCTACGACCTCGAAGGTAACGCCCGCAGCGAGCCGGAAGCACCGGAAGCGCCCCGTGCCAAGCCAAAGGCGCAGGAGAAGCATGCTACCCAAGGCAAGGCCAAGGCCCAGCCCGAGAAAACGGCGCAGAAGCCCGCTCAGGAGGCCGCTGCGGAGGACCACCCGGCAACGGACGGACAGAAGCGCATCATCACCGCCAAGCTGGCAGCAAAAGAGATACCCGACGCGGAGTTTGCTAAGAGCTTCCCGCTGGGCGTCGAGGGCCTGATGATGAGCAAGGTCAACGAAGCGCTGGCGTGGATCGCGGCACACGGATGAAACAGGCGCTGCGATTTCACCCGGCGGACCACACCTACACGGTCAACGAGGTGCCGATTCCCGGCGTGACCAGTGTCCTTAATGTTTTGGACACCTACGCCGGGATCCCGAAGGCGGTCCTCGACTACGCGGCCAAGCGCGGCACGGCGGTCCATATCGCCACCGAGCTGGACGACGCCGGGACGCTGGACGAGACGACCGTGGCAGACGAGCTATGGCCCTACCTGATCGCATGGCGGGAGTTCCGCCGGGATTCAGGATTCGAGGCCACGGCCGTAGAGCACCAGGTGTGGCACCCGAAGCTGTGGTACGCGGGGCAATTCGACCGCGAGGGCATCTACAAGGACGAGCTGGCGCTGATCGACATCAAGACGACGGCACAGCTTATGCCCAGCACGGGACCACAACTGATGGCCTACAAAGAGGCCAGAAACTACCGCAGGGCCGACAAGGTCAAGCGGACATGGGCGGTACAGCTGAAGGACGATGGCACCTACCGCACGAAGCAGTACCAGGACCCGGCGGATTTCGATTTGTTCCGGGCCTGCCTGACGATACACAACTGGAAGTCACACAACTAAGGGGAACGACATGACCGAGAAGCAAGCAATCGCACTGAACGAAGAGGCACAGGAAACCGTGAAGCAGGCAAGCGCGCTGCTGACGATGTCCGCGGCCTACAAGACCATCGCCACCAAGGAAGAGCACGACATGGCCGTGGTCGACCTGAAGGACATCAAGGCCAAGGCGAAGCAGCTGACCGAACAGCGCCTCGGGATGACCCGCCCGCTGGACGAGAGCAAAAAGCAGATCATGGCCCTTTTCAAGCGGCCGCTGGATGCCTTGGCAGAAGCCGAGCGCATCATCAAGGGCGGCGTCTGCGGCTACCTGCGGAAGGTGGAAGACGAGCGCCGGCGCATCGAGGCCGAACAGCAGGAGCGGGCGCGCAAAGAGCGCGAGCGGCTGGCAAAGCAGGCCGAGAAGGCAGCCGAGAAGGGCCAGACTGAACGCGCCGAGGCCCTGCAGGAGCAGGCCGAGAACGTCACCACCCCGAAGGTCGCCAAGCGGCCCAAGGGCGGCGGGGCCTACACCTCCGACCGCTGGAGCGCAGAGGTCACCGACAAGATGGAGCTGATCAGGGCGGTAGCCGCCGGCACGGCGCCGCACACCCTGCTGGACATCAACATGGTGGTCCTGAACAAGCAGGCGGAGGTGCTCAAGGACGCATTCTGCGTGCCGGGCGCCAAGGCGGTGAAAAAGACCACGGTAGGCATCCGGTAAAACCTACCACCACAACCAACGCAAGACACCAACAGGAGAGGCGACAATGGCAAGAGGCGTAAACAAGGTAATTCTGGTAGGCAACCTCGGCGCAGACCCCGAGGTCCGATACACCCCGAGCGGCGACGCCGTGGCGAATTTCACCCTCGCAACCAGCGAGAGCTGGAAGGACAAGAACACCGGCGAGCAGCAGGAAAAGACAGAGTGGCACCGCTGCGTCGCATGGCGCCGGCTGGGCGAGATCGTCGGCGAGTACCTGCACAAGGGCAGCCAGGTCTACGTCGAAGGAAAGCTGCAGACGCGGAAGTGGCAGGACAACGAAGGCAACGACAAGTACACCACGGAGATCATCGTGGCGAACCTGCAGATGCTGGGAGGCAAGCCGGGCGGAAGCCAGAGCGGCACCTCGTCCGCGAGCGACTACCAGTCGGCACGGGACGGCGACAGCCAGAGCGGGGCCGCCTACTTCGATGACGACATCCCGTTTTAACAGGGCACGGGCGCACACAACAACAGCCCCGGGAACCCCGGGGCCTTTGCCCACTAACAGGAGAGAACCATGCTGCTCAAGATACAGCGATACATCGACCTGATGTTTGAACCGGACAGCCGGCCAAGCAAGCGGACGGTCGAGCGATGGCTGGCCGCCAACCAGATCCCGCACCCCGTGGTCCGGTTTGGCAAGCGAGTATTCATCGACGTACCGGACGACCGGCTGCCGCCAGGCACAAGGCCGGACGACGCCGGCGACTAACTACAGAAACCGTAGTAACAGAGGCCCCGAACCCCGGGGCCTTTTTTTGTTGGGCGTTTCAGGACGAGATGACCAACGAGTGTGCTATAAGTCACGTTCCGACAAAAACAACAAAAAACCGCTTTACTTCCGACAGAAACCGGGCGATAGTTAAATCACACAACAGGAGAGACACGATGAACACCTACACAGCGACAGTCACCAGAACAGGACCGGCATACCACGACAGACACCGGGTGCAGGTCATCGACCAAGACGGCCGGATCATCCGCGACATGGTCATCCACGGGGAAGCGCAGGCCCGCGAGGTAGCGCAGGGCGCAACCGAATACTTCACCAGAACACAAAGCCCGGAATAACAGGGAGAGCAGCGATGACGGAAGCACAGAAAAGGCAGGAAGCGATCGAGGCGATCGCCAAGAAACACCTCCACATAAAGACGCTGGAGACGCGGAACAGCGACTCGCTGGATTTCCACGACCTCGGCGTCTGGAGCATAAAAGCAGCCCTGCTGGCAGCATACGAGGCAGGCCGCAAGGCCGCGAAGTAACAGGCACACGGGACAGGAGAAGACGACATGGCGAACATAGGCGACTGGGTAGGATTCAAGTGCGACATCGAGCAAAGCGGCCGGATCACGGCGATCAAGCGCAACTGGGCAGGACAGCGAGTCTACGTCCTCGAGAACCCCAACGGCTTCATCGGCGAGTACATAGGCGGCGACACCACAACCGAGGAACTGGCAGAAGACTGCTGGGAGGATGACGCGAACGCCAGGGTAAGGCACCACGCGGCGGAAATCAGCCGCAAGATAATGGAACTGCAGGCGGAGGTAGCCGAGCGCATCGCCGCAGCAGAAGCCGGCAAGGCCAACTGGGGCGACGTCGGCGACCTGGCGCATTGGAGCGAGCAGCTAGGATACCTGATCGGCGAAGAGGAATAATGCGACGCAGATCACTACAGCCAGGGACGGCACGGCCGATAATATAGTCGAACACAACAGGAGAGCACACCATGACCAAGAACGAGCTGGACTACGAAATCAACCTCGGCTACGCCGGCGGACAGCCGACAGCGACGGCCAGGATTTACAACAAGCGCAGCCGCTGCCTGATGACCGACAAGACGGTCGAGGGCGAATACCACGACGACGCCTACGAGCTGGCCGAGGCATGGGCGCAAGGGTGGATCGCCGACTACCACGACGAAGCCGCGGACGCAGCCTACGAGCAGCGGGTGCTGCGCCGGCACCACGACGACTACCCCGAATACCCGGGATCCTGAGATGGGAGCCTGCTACTGCGACACCGGCGACGCATTGGACTGCTTCGAGGCAGAACGCCCCATCGCCAGGCGCGAACACCGCTGCACGGAATGCTTCTGCACCATCAACCCAGGAGAGCGGTACGAGCGCGCCAGCGGCCTCGCAGAAGGTACATGGTTCAGGTACAAGACCTGCCACAGATGCCTCTATCAGTTGATCTATCAATATCTATCAGTTTCGTTATGTTTGATAGTTGCGTTGCCCTCTAAGTCGATAAATGGGTGCCAGATAGTCAAGGCGCTGAGGGACTGGCTGGAGGCGGTGAGCTGCTGCTTCTGCTGGAGCTACGAGGGCCTGATGGAAGAGGCGCCATACGAGATCACGGAAAACAACTGGAAGCCAGGGTACAAGTTCGCCGCCCTGCGCCTTCTGGCAGCCATCAAGCGCGAACAGCGAAGCAGGAGAGCAGCACGATGAACACCAAAACAATAAAAGAGATGAACGAGCGGCGTCGGAGCCGGCTGGAAAGCGACAGCTTCTGGGAGCGCGGAGGACTGCTTCTGATCCTCGCGATCGCGGACGCGGTAATTTACATCTACCTGCTCTACCTGCTGGTGAGGTAGGGCAGCGATGGAGCCGAGGAACATCCACGACCTGAAAATCTGGCCGGAGTTTTACCGGCCGATGGTGGCAGGCATCAAGACATGGGAGACCCGGCGAAACGACCGGGAATACCAGCTGGGAGACGTCCTCCACCTTCGGGAGTGGAAGGACGGCAAATACACCGGCAACCACAGCTACTGGCGCGTGACCTACATCATCTACAAAGGCCCGGGATTGCAGCCGGGCTATTGCCAGATGGGCGTCAGCGGGCCGTGGGGCCACACAAGCTAACAGGAGGGCAGACCGATGGCACACCTATGGTGCGACGGCTGGAAGAACAGCCTGTCGGAAGTAGAGCAGATCCCAAAGACACCGGAAGAGGAAGAAGCATGGCTGCGGCACGAACTATACCAGCCGGAGAACCCGTACACGGTAGCAGGCCATCACGGCCGGCAGCACGACGAGGCCAACGAGGGCCGGCTTTTTTATTTGGACCCGCATGATTTCGGGTAAACAGGAGAGCACACGATGACACCAACAGAGGCAGTAGAGCAGGACGACATCCTGAAACGGGCGATGAGCATCGCCAAAATCCACCGGACCATGATCCGGCAGCCCGGCGGGAAGTGGCTGCCGCCGGGATACGACGCGCTACCGGCGCGCCGGAAATTGCACTACCGGGTGTGGACCCCGTCCATTTACCGGCTGGCCGAGCTTGGGTTTGGAAGCCTGAGCGGGCACCAAGCAGGCCCGGGAGGATTCCTGATCGCTACCCGGTTCGATTTAGGGCCGCAGGCATGAAGGTCCTCATAGCCTGCAAATTCAGCGGCACCGTGCGCGACGCCTTCACGAAGGCCGGCTACGACGCGACCAGCTGCGACCTGCTACCGACCGAGGCACCCGGGAAACACCACCAGGGCGACGTCCGCGAAATTCTCGACGCGGGCTGGGACCTGATGATCGCGCACCCGGACTGCACCTACCTGACCTGCAGCGCGGAGTGGGCATACAAGGACGAGCAGACCAAGCGCATCAAGCCGGGCACCCTGATCGGCGCCGCCAGGCGGAAGGCCCGCGACGAGGCGGCGGCGTTTTTCATGGAGCTGATGAACGCGCCGATACCGCACATCGCCATCGAGAACCCGGTCGGCGTCATGAGCAGCCGCTACCGGAAGGCAGACCAATGCATCCAGCCCTACCAGTTCGGCCACGACGCCAGCAAGCGAACCTGCTTCTGGCTGAAGGACCTGCCGAAGCTGAACACCTACCCGGTGCTGCAGATACCCGGCGAATACGGCTGCAGCTGCGGCGTGAAGTTTCCGCTGGAGCTGGGGAAATACGGCTGCCCGAATTGCCACGGCGACGGGAAGGTCAGGGAAGTCTGGGGCAACCAGACCCCAACCGGGCAGAACAAGCTAGGCCCATCGGCAAGGCGCTGGATGGACAGAGCAGAGACATACAACGGAATAGCGTTTGCCATGGCCCGGGACTGGGGCAATTGGGCGGCGCGGAAAACAGAGTGGAGGCAGAGATGAAGTTCAACAACAGACGCGAGCAGAAGGAGGACGAAGACGATGCATGACGACGAGCAAGACGGAACATCATGCCTGCAATGCCAGGGCGAAACCTTCAACAAGACCGGGCTGTGCGCGCTTTGCCAGATCAATGGCTACCGGATCAGGGAGGGCCGCCCGGTTTTCGTCGAGGTATGCAAGGCCTGCGACGGCACCGGGCGCAGGACCGTCCACGAACGATTGGGCGGGACCGGCGTGGAATACCGGACGCAAGAGACATGCCAGGAGTGCGCCACGGATTGATACCGCACGACAGATAGGGCAATATTGACCAGCTGCCGGCCGGGCAGACATTGGCCGGCAGCGAGGAAAAACACAACAACGAGGACGGCATGTCGGCAAGAATCACGCACCTCGTCTGGGAGAATTTCCCCCATGGCGGGAACACGAAGCTGGTGGCCCTCTGCCTTGCAGATTGGGCGAACGACACCGGCGAGATCATCGGAATAAGCAACCAGGCCGTGGCGAAAAAGACCGGGCTGGGCCTGCGAACCGTTCAGCGAAGCATCCACGAAATCACCCAGCTGGGGTGGCTGGAGGGCGCCGGCACCCACATCGGCGGGCGCGGGATCCGGGCCACCTACCGCATGAAACAGCCAGCCATAAAGGGTGCCAATTTGACACCCTTTATCGAACTACGAAAACCACGCCAATCTGACACCCTTTTGGACGACGAAATACCAGAGAAAACAAGCAAGTTACCAAAGAAACCTCGATCGAAAAACCATGCAAAATTGGCGCCCAAGTATATATATATAAACTACCTACAGGGAGAAGGCGCAGGAATGGACCTGCTGGAGGACACGTGGATGCAGTTCGTGGACTACCGGAAGGACATCAAAAAGCCGCTGACAGAACGAGCAGCGCTGCTGGCATTACGGAAGCTGAAGGAGTACGAAAGCCAGGGCCAAGAGCCGTGGCGGATCATCAACCAGAGCATCCTGAACCATTGGGTAGGCTTGTTTCCGGTGAAGGACAAAGAAAAGCCCGCAACCGGGGCAGCGGCTGCGGGCTATTCGAGAGGCACATCGATCACACAACGAGGGCAAGGATATGACAACCAGAGACAGAAAACAACAATCAGCGCAGCCGAGGAGGTACGGCAGCGCAGACTTGCTAGGCGCGGTCGGGACGATGCCGGACGCGGAACCATCATCGAGGGAGAGTGCGACCCAGCGCCGTAGCCGGGAAAACCTCGAGGTGGTCTGGGAGCAGCTGGCGGAGGCATTCGGCCGGCGGTTTACCAGCCAGTACGGGCTGGAACCGCTGGATACGTGGATCCGGGCATGCCAGACATTCACCGATCTGCATCTGGCCCGGGGCCTAGCGAATTGGTGCGCGGACGGGAACGAGTGGCCGCCGACCCTGCCGGAATTTATCCAGGCGGTCACCAGGCGGGCACCGCCGGAACACAAGCCATTTCCAAAGGCGCTGCCACGGCCAAAGGCCAGCAAGGGCGCGGTCGAGACATGGCGCACCAAGATGCGGGAGATGGGATACCTGAAGCGGCCGGCAGGGCAAGACGAGCATGAGACGGAGGCGATCGGATGAACCGCCGAGGACAAAGAGGCCCGCTAGATTGGGGCGAATTATGGGACGAACGGGAGAACGCGAGAATGGACAAGACAAGAGTGAAGGCAATTTGCATCGGGCTGGTTATTTTTTGGCTGATTTTGTTAAGCCTGCCGTACTGGCCATAACCATGGACGAGCAAGAGCGAGAGCGGGTGCGCGAGCACCTCCGCGAGATCGGGCCGGTGCTGGATGAGTTTCTGCAGGAGACGATCGGCTACCGGGTAGATTTCACCCTGATGGTCTGGGGCGAAGAGAACGGCAACGAGAACCACCCCGGGCTGTTCATTTCCAGCGTGAAGCGGCCGAAGCTGCGCCGGTTAATCACCAGGATGGCCAGGGAGCTGGCGGAACGGGCAGCGAGCGCGCTCGTTTTCAGGGCACCGAGCCGGCCGCAATGAAGCCAGCCAGCCGGGAGGAGCGCCAATACATGGCGATGGTCGCCAGCATCGGCTGCGTCGTTTGCAGAAACACCGGCCAGGGGAACACCCCGGCCGAGGTCCACCACATCCGAGCCGTAGCCGGGGCAGGGCTGCGCGCACCACACGCACTGGTAATCCCACTATGCCCAGAACACCACCGATCAGGCGGCCACGGCGTCGCCATTCATGCCGGCCAAAGACAATGGGAGAGCTTATACGGCAGCGAGACCGGGCTGCTGGCCCAAACGATACTCGACGTATTCAGGCTGACCCGCGAGGTTTTCTAACCATCCGGCTGCCTTGGGCGCCGAGCACGAACCAATACTGGCGGAAGGGCTGGTACTGGGCAGGCAAGAAAAAGGTCGAAGCCATGATGATCAGCGACGTAGGCCGGGAATACCGGACCCGCGTCGTTTCGATTTGCCAGGGGATGCCGAGGATCCAGGGCGACGTTTCCGTGGGGATGGTTTTATACCCGCCAGACCGCCGGCGCCGGGACCTCGACAACTACCGGAAGGCCCTGTGGGACGCCCTGACGCATGCTGGCATCTGGGAAGACGACAGCCAGGTCACGCACGATGAAGGATGGAAGGGGCCGGTTGTGCGTGGAGGCGTCATCATGGTACAAATACGCCGCCAGCAGGCAACAAAAATACCAGAATGGGCGGGATTAGGGGCACTGGATGACCCAGGCGGCACGGAAGACACAACAGCCGATGATTGATGTCGAGAGGATCCTCACGCAGATGATGGCCGACGCCGGCATCCGCCGCCAGGCGATCTACCAGCCGGGCGAGATCCAGCGAATCCTCTGCATTTCAAATTCATCATTCCGCCGTTTTTGCGACCTTTGGGAGCCAGGCGGGGCATGTGACAAGTACGGCCTCGAAAGCATCCGCCTCCAGACGCACCGCCGCGTCACGCACCAGGCCCTTCTGGACTGGGTGGAGCGAAATCACAGCTACGAGAGAGACAACACATGAAGCGACTTATCCCGTGGGGCAAGGCGGTGGCGCCGGCCTTCCTTCAGGAGGTGCAGGCGATCCGCGACTATTTCGGCTGGTACAGGGAGGCAGACGGAGACCTCCTGACCTGCTTTGCGTTCGAGACGGCCGAAACCTTCCGGCCGGACATCCGCAACCTAGCCGGCAGCGGCGCGGTTGGCCTGATCCAGTGGACCAGAGTCGCGGCGGTAGAGCAGGGCCTGACCACGGACCAGATCGCCGGGCTGAACCAGATGGAGCAGCTCAAGCTGGTGCGCCGGTACTTCGAGCGCCGGAAGCCGGAGCGCATCAAGGACCTCGACGATATGTACATGGCGATCCTTTGGCCGGTGGCCGTGGGCCAGCCAGACAGCTACATCCTGCAGATGAGCGAGCGCCAGTACCGGCTGAACGCCGGGCTGGACCTCGACAAGGACCGCAGGATCAGCAAGGCGGAGGCGGCGGCACTGGTCCGCAAGAAGCGCGACAAGGGCATGCAGCCCAAGTACGCGCTCGAGGTGGACCTGCCGGACCCGACCATCGCCATCCAGGAAGCACTGGCCCGCGTGGGCGCGGCCATTCACCAGCTAAACGAGGCGTGGGAAGACCTCGCCAAGGTAGCGCAACCAGGGGAAACACCATGAACAGGCAGAAACAAGCCCAGCTGGCCGCGCTGCAAGGCGGCAAGACGGCCCAGGTCGTCACGGCGAAGAAGGGCGCCCCGGTCATCAAGCCGGGAACCGCCATCCACACCTTCATCTGGCAGAAGGACCCGCAGCGGCCGAGCCGGGATACCTTCGCACCGGGGCCATACTGGGTACGGAACCAGGACAGCACCCAATGCGGAATCCTCTACCTCGACAGCTACCGGGCGTTCATCGACCGCGTAAAGCCCGGGATGAGCTTCTGCGGGCCGATACCCGTGCCGCAGGACGTCGTCGACGGCAAGGTCCAGCCATACGGGACGCCCGAGGATGAGTAACGACCGCTGGAAGGCCCTCGGGGCCGCGATCGCCAAGGCAGGCCTGCCGATTCTGGGCGGGGCCGTGGCAGGGCCGGCAGGCGCAACCCTCGGCGCAGCGATAGCCGGCGCCATCGGCGGAGACCCGGCAGACCCGGACCAGCTGGCCGCGATTATTCAGGCCAACCCGGAGGCGGCGGTACGGCTGCGGGAGGTGGAAGCCAACGCCGCGATCGAAATCCAGCGGCTGATATCCGCCCAGGCCCAGGCGGAGACCCAGGCCCAGGCCCAGGACATCGCCCAGGTGAATGAGACGATGCGAGCGGAATACCAGGCCGGCGACAACTTCCGAGGCCGCTGGCGGCCGTTTTTCGGCTACATCGTGGCGATTTCGTGGGCGGTCCAGATGGGCGGCACAACCGCTATCGCCTTCTACGCGGCGATCGAAAGCCCGACATACGCGGCGGTAACCATCAAGGCCCTCGGGGAATACGCGGCAGGCACAGCCATCATGTGGTCGATGGCGCTGGCGGTCCTCGGGGTGGCGATCAAGCAACGCAGCAACGACAAGGCCAGGGCCATGGGAATCCCTCCCGAAAGCCTGCTGGGCCGGCTTTTCAACAGGAGCGAAGGCAATGGCTGAATTCAGGCAAGGCGAAGGACAGACGAAGCGCATCCGTGCGCTGGGACCGACAACCCGAGCAGACGGCACCCCGCTGGCGATCGACGAGATCGCGCACTACCTGCGGCACATCGACTACATGGACCCGGACGGGAACCCGGGCGCAGCAAGCGCGCCACAAGTGGTCACCCTGATCGAGGACGCGAGCACCCCGGAATATGACGGCGAGTTCGACGAGCTGATCTACATCGACAGCCAGGCAGCCGGCACCTACACGATCCACTACCAGACCGTGGACACCGGCGGCCGGGAGAGCGACCTGAGCGCGCCATACACCATGGTCATCCTGCCCCCTTTAGCAATACCGAACCCGCCGACCAACATGGCTGTCGAGGTCGCCGTCTAGGCTGGCTTCGGAAATTCTGGGAATGGCTAACCGGGGCGATATTCAGATAGACCATGAGGACCTGCAGGAGCACTGGGAAGAGCGGGCCGCCATCAAGGAATACGATGGCGGCCAGCACCGGATCGCGGCAGAGCAGGACGCATGGACCGAGGTCTGGAAAATGCACCTCGTCCGGGCAGTCAAGGCGGCAACACAATGAGCTGGCAGAACCGGATCGTCGGATACGGGGAAGAGGCGCCGGAAGACTTACTGGCGAACCCAGACAACTGGCGCGTACACCCGAAGCACCAGCAGGACGCCCTGCGCGGGATCCTCGAAGAGGTGGGCTGCGTCCAGAACGTAATCGTCAACCGGCAAACAGGATTCATGGTCGACGGCCACCTACGGGTGGAGCTGGCGATCAGGGACAAGCAGCCGACCGTGCCGGTCACATACGTGGACCTGACCCCGGAGGAAGAGGCCAAGGTGCTGGCCGTGCTGGACCCGATCGGCGGCCTTGCCACGACGGACCAGGCAACCCTCGACCGGCTGCTGGACGATTTCAGGACCGACAGCGAGGCCCTGCTGGAGCTGATCGAGAGCCTGCGCGGGGAAGAGACCGAAGAGCCGCCAGGCGAGACGGAAGACGACGACGCCCCGGATCCCGTACCGGACCAGGCCGTGACGCGGCCCGGGCAAGTGTGGATCCTCGGCGACCACCGGCTGATATGCGGCGATTGCAGCGACCCGGCCGTGCTGGAAGAGCTGATGGACGGGAAGCTGGCCGACATGGTCTGGACCGATCCGCCGTACAACGTGGACTACGAGGGCAGCGACGGCAAAAAGATCAAGAACGACAAGATGGGAGACGGAGCCTTCCGGCAATTCCTGATCGACACGCTGGGGCCGGCCAGGGATTACACCAAGAAGGGCGGCGCGGTTTACATCGCACACGCGGACAGCGAGGGCCTGAACTTCCGGGCAGCGGCGCTGGAGGCCGGCTGGAGCCTGCGGCAATGCCTTATCTGGGTAAAAAACAGCTTCACGATCGGGCGCCAGGACTACCAGTGGCAGCACGCACCGATCCTGTACGGCTGGAACCCGGGAGCAGCGCACCATTGGTACGGCGAATTTGACAAGGCCACCGTGCTGGACCACGCCGAGGCCATGAAGGACCTGAAAAAAGACCAGCTGCTGGAGCTGCTCACCGCGATCGTCGATAGCAGCACCGTCATCCGCGAGAACAAGCCCAAGCGGAACAGCGAACACCCGACCATGAAGCCCGTAGCCCTGATCACCAGGATGCTCAAGAACAGCAGCCGGCAACTGGACACCGTGCTGGATGTTTTCGGCGGCAGCGGGAGCACTCTGATCGCAGCACACAAGACCGGACGCCGGGCGCGGCTGGTCGAGCTGGATCCGGTTTATTGCGACGTCATCGTGCGCCGATACCAGGAATACACCGGCCGCCAGGCCCATGGCCCCGACGGCGCGTACTTCGACAACATCGACCCCGGGCCGGTTGACGCTATAGGCGGTTGACGATGGGAACAACAGCGAGAGAGCTAACAGCAGCAGAACGCCGACAAAAGGCGTTCGATTTGCGCCTTTTGAACCAGAGCTACCAGACGATAGCCGACAACCTCGGATGCACCAAGCAGGCCGCATGGAAGATGGTCCAGAAGGTCCTCAAGGACATCGAGGCAAAGACCACCGAGTCCGCGGCCACCGTGAAGGCCATGGAGCAGATGCGGCTGGACCGGATGGCCGCCGCTGCGCTGCCGAAGGCCGTGGCGAGCAACCCGGACTATGCGGCGATCGACCGGGTGCTGCGGATCATGGAGCGCCGGGCCAAGCTGATGGGCCTCGACCAGCCGGACAAGGTGGCGCAGACCGACCCGACCGGCCAGCACCAGGCCAAAAACCCGGACTACGATAATGCCCTCCGCGAACTTGCCGAAATCAGGCGCGAGCTGCAGCTACTCGAGCAAACGGCAGAACCTACTCCGCAGGATTGAGCGCGTCGAGGCCCAGCTGCGGGAGGCCAAGAGCATGCCGCCCGTGGACTTCGAGGCGTGGCTGCTGGAGATTTCTCCGACCTTCGTCTGGCACTGGCGCCATTTGGTGGCCATCCGGGCACACCTCAAGCGGGTAACGATCGGCGCGATTCTGCGGCTGATGCTCCAGGTGCCACCCAGGCACGGCAAGAGCGAGATGGTCACCGTGCGGTACGCCGGATACCGGCTGGAGATGAACCCCGGGCTGCGCGTCATCGTCGGG